ACCATAACTCCGATTTCATCAAGGGATAGTAGCATCGAATTAAATTCATCAGCGACAAGATCGAAATCAGAACTAGGAAACTCATTACGAATATCGTCGATACTCTTGATTCGTCGGACATTTTCGGTGCATTCTCGTAACATCATGCAACCCAAAGCTTCCATACTATAGAATCCCTTTTTGAGTTTGGATTCTTTTGCCAGCAATGGCATAGCAAGCAAAGATGATCCAATCAAACCAAGTAGTAGTTTTTTCATTTTGTGTAATACGCTTGATAGTATTTAACCAGTCCGCTGGTACTCACATTTCCTTGCGATACCCAGTCGTGAGAACATTCAGTAATACTTTGCATAGTATAGACTGGTTCTCCATTAGCGTCAAGTTGAGAACCAAAACGAGTTAGGAGAAGGTTGTATGCTCGCTCTCTTAATTCCATTCTTTCTTCAGAATAACGCCAGTCTTCATTCATTTAAACTGCCCCATTCCAGTACCAGAGTTCCAACCACCAGGTCCTGATTGAAAGTTTTCAGAACCACCAGGAAGTTCTTCTTTCCAAGTGCCCCAATACTTCGAAGCACGTTCATACATCATCTGATGAATATTCTCTGACTCCCTTTTAGGTTGTGCTGCTTCCACAATACGTTGCTCTTCAATTTTTTGAGTAACATGCTTTTCGTAAGCAATAACCTTTTCAGTTTTAACTGGAGCAGAGAACCAATGATCCGAAGGAGGAACCACTGGCGCAACTACTCCAATATAAGCAGGTTGAAGTTTCTCAACCTTCTTTGGTTTAGGTTCATCAAATTCACTCTTTGGAATAAAGACACTCTTAAATTTTTTGATTACCTGTTTGATCATGATTTAACCTAAAACAAAACGTTTAACATAGTTATAAGCGTAGTGCTCACGAGCACCTTTGATGCCCCATCCTAACCAATAATATGATGGAACCATGTATTGGTGGATACCATATCCTCTTCCTTGAAATTCTGTAATGTATTTCTGGAATTGATTTTCATTAATCATATATCGTGTTTGACCTTCAATTGAGGAAGGATCACAGTCATACTTTCTACAGAAACTACCGAGACCATTATAGCGGTTAGTGGAAGTCCATTGAATCAAACCATAACCACCACGATAACACTTATTGTAAGGAACAATAGCACCACCTTCACATACGTTAGGACGGAAACCAGACTCCTGTTTGATGTTACCTAGAATAGCAGCAAGAGCATTCTTATCGGTAATGTTTGCTTTAACTTGAAGTTCTTTTAAAACATATTGCTCATTCGAGTTACACGTTGGACATGTCCAAAGTGGATTCTCATCGACCTCAATTTCTTTAATCTTTCTGGCAAGTAAAATACCGTCTTCAGTTCCTTCAAGAGTTTTGAGAAGAGTCCTTATCTCTTCTGCGGACATATACTCCAAGGTCTGCTCAAAATCTTTTGGTGTTGTAGCGTGAACCGCAGCGGCAATACCCAGAATTGAAAATCCTACAGCTAAAACTTTTTTTAACACTAATACAAATAGAACTCTACATCCGAATAAAAGGGGGGTATACCACAACCCTCTCGGGGGGCACCTTCCTCGGCTCTAAAATCAACTCAAAATCTCATAATAAAAAACCCACCGTAGTGGGTTTATCCATAATACTTGGGTATTTATACTTTGTCAATAGAACGGTCAGGGTTTAAAAACCCTACCCCATCCATCATTTCCATTCGGACACCAGCGAACTGCCAGTTCTGATTTTTTATAAACAGCACCACGACCATTATATACATCTGAAGAATATCCATCATTAAGAGATCCATATGGATCATTGACAACATAATCTTCACCCTTCTTACCAATCACCACACACATATGACCACCTCTGGGAGCACTCAGGGGACCACGATGAAGAATACCAATAATAACTGGTCTTCCAAGTCCCAGTTCAGTATCTAAATCTTTGAATGACAGATCATAATGGAATGTTGATCTGACACCATACATCTGTAGAACTTTTGTTTGTACAGCATGGTCTGTAGTATCGCCAACGGCAAATACTTTTTCCACATAAGCATCATCACCTTTATCACCTTTGAGTGTGCCAGGTTTGAAGAACTCTAGGCACATAGCACAAGATGATGAGTTACAGGTTCTTTCCGAATCTCTATAGTTGTCCGTTTGTGGGAAGTAGGGAACCTCTAATATATTAGATTTTGGTTTTGCTCTGAATACTTTTACCCATTCAGAATTATCATCCAAAAACTCTGCTGGTAAATTGTCTTCCAGCCACTGAACAGCAGCAACATGCTGCTTATTATCTTCAGAATAATACTTGAAGAAATTGTGCAAATCGACGGTCATATAATGCCGATAAAAAATGGCACAATATTTAGATGCGTGAATAGCAGATTTTGACTTCTCCTCTAGAAGGATTTGCGATTTGATTAAATGCTCCGTAAGACAAATCAAGAATCCTATCAGTGTAATAAGGACCTCTGTCATTTACTCGGACAACCACAGAAGCACCATTTCGTGGGTTGATTACACGCAACTTAGTTCCAAACGGTAACCAACGATGAGCAACTGTGCGTCCATATGCATTAAAGTATTCTCCATTAGCAGTTCTACCCCCATTAAAACCATCACCAACTCCATAATGAGAGGCATAACCACAGGTCTCTGCTTTTGCTTGTAGAGGGAAAAGAATCAGAGAGAGAATAAAAAGTTTTTTAAACATGAAATGTATCGAATCTTTCTGGCAAATAAGAATCAAACTCTGGAAAATAAGTTTTAAATAGTTGACTTGCTTCGATATGCTGACCTTCGTCGGTCAACTTTTTACATTCTTCCAGTATTCTTTTTTTGAAACTGTCTGATGCTCCGTTAGTCATCCGTGTCTCCTAAGTATTCTAGTGAATAGATTTCATGATCTTCGATTTCTGGATCTAACCACTCATAGAATTCGGCTTTAATCGCATGTGCATCTTCTAATGTATCCACAACATTATAAGTAGAAATTTCACAAAGAGTATGTATACGATCTACTGCCCAGTCATGTGTCGCTTTCAGGGTGTCTTCCAAAGTTACCATAATCTTTTCGCATGTAGCGTCCAAGGATGTTGCTATTGTAGTACGCTGGACTGCCGTCGTCAAGTGCTCCTCTTAAAAATATTTTCAGTATAAATAGTTTTATGGTAGAAAGTATTTTTTATGTCTTGGAGATATAACGAAGAAGACTTTACTGAAGCACCCAAAGGTATAGAGGGATTTGTTTATTTAATAACAAATTTGACGAATGATAGAAAATATGTTGGCAAAAAATCTTTTTGGACAAGAAGAAAGGATAAAAAGACTGGTAGAAGAAAAACAAAAGAAAGTGATTGGAAAAAATATTTTGGATCTTGTGATGAATTAAATGAAGATGTAAAACTTCTTGGTGAAGATAAATTTTTGAGAGAAATACTCTACCTATGTCCTCATAAAAAATCAATGTCTTATTATGAAACTATGGAACAATTTAAAAGAGATGTTCTAATGACAGATAATTATTACAATACAAATATTGAAGGAAGATTTTTTGTGAGTGAAAGAACCGGAATTTACGAAGTAGTTATGAGAAACGATAAATTCTGCGATATGAGAAGTGAGAAGATGAAAGATAAATCATACAATCCAGTATATAGACCAGAAGTTCGTGAGAAGTTTAGCAAAATGTATTCTGGTGAAGGAAATCCTATGTATGGAAAAAAACTGACAGAAAAACATAAAAAGATATTAACAACATCAAGGAATGTCAAAATAAGTGATGGCACAAATACTTGGGAAAGTGTCGTTTCTTACTTAAAGGAACAAAGAATAGGACACCAAAAATACAAAAAACAATTAAAAGATGGATTAATCTTTATTGTTGAGTAATTCTATTAAATTCTTTGGATTGTTATGACTTATTGGTAATGAGATAAACAAACCCGAAGTAATCCCCAATATCGATACTATCAAAAGGTTTGTTATCAAACGTCCATGGATTCTCATAACTTACATCATTATTTATCTCAAAGATCATCTTATAGATCTCAATGAGCTATTATTTATCTTTAACCGGGACAAACCTAGTCTAAACAAAAAAAGGGGACTTGTCAAGCCCCCCCCCTGTGTATTATGTAAGTTTTGTATCAATCTTCGTAAGTTCCTGCTCTTCTTGCTGCTTTGTTTCCTTTTCCTGTCCTAAGTCCAGTAAAATTAGATTTTACTGGGTTCTTAGCAACCTTTAAGTTGGGAGGAGTTCCGCCATAACCATCAACATTAGCACGACCAATGTGTTTAATTTGAGCAACATTCTCACCCTTTCCTGCCTTTGCTCTACCAGAAGCAGTGGTGCGAGCATCAAGCATCGCTTTCATTTTTGCTTTACCTTTTTCGCTGGTAATTGCTTCATCAATGTTCTCAGATGCTTCTAAGATTGCATCAATCTCTTTCTCGGTGAACAATCCAGTTGCTTGCAGTTCCTCAAACATCTTCTTACCATTTTTGGTAGGAGAGGTTCCTTTCTCTCTCATAGCATCACGACCACCTTCTGCACGCTCTTCTGCTGATGCACCAGGACGGAACTTACCCATTGCAAGGCGACGATCCTTGCTCGAAGGACTCTTCTTATCCCTCTCTGCTTGGATGGCATCACGGCGTGCCTGCTCACGAGCAGCACCCTTAAAGTCAATGCCTTCTCCTACTGTTTCTTCACCCAGTTTAGCAGCGGCGCTAGATGCCTTAGAAGCAACGCTACCAACGGCACTTGCTGCCTTACGGAGACCCTTACCAATGAGTCCTCTGACGCCCTTCTTGACCTGCTCCTTCTTCTTCTGAACGGCACCTACAACTGCCTGCTGACCAGCACGTCCTGCTCTTCTTGCCTCATCCTTAGCAATAGAAGCAGCAATACTACCAACTGCCTTTGCAGTCTTTACCTTCTCCTTACCAGCCTTGACTGCCTCTCCTGCCTTTCTCTTAGCGTATCTGATACGCCCTTTCAGCATATTCTTCTTCTCAGGTGCCTTAGGTGCTTCGGTATCATGCCCGTAGGTTACCTTTGCCTCAATGAAGTCAAGTGCTGCCTCTTCTACAACATCAAGAACTTCCTCGGTATCATAACCTTCTGAGACGTACTCTTCTACAAGTTCATTAAAAATTTCCTCTACAACTTCCTCAGAGAGATCATCTACAAGAATCTCATCGGTGGAAACATAAACTTGTTGATAAAGAGATCTAAGTTCTCCGTATTCTGACTGCGACAGGGACTTCATTTTACTACTTTAATATCCTTTATAAGGATATTTATAAAAAAAGAGGGTCAAAGACCCTCCGTATCATTCATCCATTCTGAGCAGTAATCATAATCTCCGAAGAGATATTCATCACAGTCTGCTGCCTCTTGATAAGCAGCAAGCATTTTATCGGTGTCCCAATTATAATTGGAATCCTGTAAAAGAATTTTCTGTGACATCTTGCTTGATTCCTCCGACGATATAAGACTCAACTTCGGTTTCTTGTGGTGCCACTTGAAGACCTTTAGAAGAAATCCAGTGCTCTGTCCAAGGAAGTGGATTATTCTTTGCGGCAATGTCATAGAGTGGTTTGAGTCCAATTGCTTTCATTCTACGGTTTGCAATCCATTCGACATACTGCTGTAACAGTTTGTCATTAAGACCAATCATCGATCCATCCTTGAACAGATATTCTGCCCAATACTTCTCTTGATTAACTGCATTCTCAAACGCCTTATACAACCATTGCTCTTCTTCTTTGGCAATCTGCTTCATCTCTGGGTCATCACCGTTCATCCAATTCTTAAGAATGTTTTGAGTGATAACCAAGTGCTGGTTCTCATCCCTAGCAATTAGTGAGATAATTTTTGCGCTTCCTTCCATAAGCTTGAGTTCGCCAAAAGCAAAACTGCAAGCAAAGGATACGTAAAAGCGAATACCTTCAAGAATATTAACGTTTGCAACTGCTCTGTAGAGCTTGCGCTTGAGTTCATACCTTGCCTCTTTTGCGTATGGGACTTGCTCTAGTGCGTGTAACCACTCAGCAGAATTATCATACTGATGTGCTGAGTTGATAAAGTCATTATACGCTTGAGTCACGGTCACCGCACGTTCCATAATGCGATCCTCTTTGAGGATAGTATCAAAAACCTCAGATGGGTCTGAATAAACGTTTTTGATAATATAGGTGTAGGAGCGTGAATGGATCATTTCCATGAATTCCCACACTTTCATACAAGCCTCCAGTTCAGGAAGGGAACAGTATGGAGCAAATGCCATACCAGGACCACGACCCTGAACCGAGTCCAGCATGATCTGATACTTCAGGTTGCTGGTAAAGATATGCTTTTGTTCTGGACGCAGCAACTGATAGTCACTGCGGTCCTTTTGGAGGGAGACCTCCTCGGGTCTCCAAAAGTATCCAAGTTGTTGAGTTGTAAGTTTATCAAAGATAGGATACTTATAGGAATCATATCTTTGAATACCCAGAGGTTGACCAAAGAACATTGGTTGTTTTTTGGTATCAACCTCACTAGAGTTAAAAACCGTCATAGAATCAACCATTGGTTTTTCCTCTAACCCTGTCTTAAATCTTACAAGACTCACAATCTTCCTCCTCGGCGTTTTCTAGTTGAGAGATTAAACTATCAAGAGACTGACTTGCGGTTTCTTCAACCTCGTCGTCCTTCATATCATAAGTGTTTTGATAATAACTGGTTTTCCAACCGTACTTATATGTAGTTAACAGGTCTTGTGCCCAGACCGAAATAGGAATCTCATTGTTAGGATAATGAGTCGGATTATAAGACCAGTTGCCACTGATTGCTTGGTCGAAAAACTTCTGCATTACAGCAACAATATTAATATAACCACGATTGGACTCCATATCCCAAAGAAGCGTATAAGCGTTTTTAAGAGATCCGTATTGAGGGACAATTTGTTTAAGAACACCCTTCTTGGACTTCTTAACGGACATGTATGCTCTAGGAGGTTCAATTCCATTTGTGGCATTTGACACAACGGAACTGCTCTCCGATGGCATCTGTGCGGACAATGTTGAGTTCCTAACTCCGTATTGTTTGACCAGTGCTCTAAGACCTTCCCAATCATATTTTAACTCGTTAGGCACGATTTCGTCAACGTCCTTCTTGTATGTATCAATAGGAAGAATTCCCTGAGCATACTTGGTTCGGTTGCTATACTCACAAGCACCTTTTTCTTTGGCAAGATTTACGGTAGCCTGGATAAGGTAATATTGGAATGCCTCAGTGAGGTCATGGACCGACTGCCAGGAGTCTTGAGATTCATATTGATGCCCGTGCTTGGCTAGGTAGTGTGCGAGACCAATATAACCGATTCCAAGGGAGCGTCGTGCCTTAGTAGCGATCTCTGCTGCCTTGATGGGGTATCCTTGAAAATCAATGAGTTCATCAAGACCCCTAACAGCAAGATCACAAAGAACTTCAAGATCCTCAAGATCCCTAATTTTTCCAACATTAATAGCAGAAAGAATGCAAAGAGCAATTTCGCCATCGCCGTCAATGTGTTGTAGTGGTCTAGTAGGAAGGGTAATCTCTTGGCAGAGGTTGCTCATCTCAACCTTATCTAGGAAGGAAGAGTGAGAGTTGCAGTGGTCGATATTCATGATATAGAGACGACCCGTTTCGGCACGTTCCTTCAGAATATCCAAAAAGAGTTTTTGAGCTCCGATAGTCTTTCTTGGAACAGACTCATCTCGTTCATAAACATTGTATAACTCATCAAATCCATCAGTGCCAAAAGCATCATACAGACCAGGAACGTCGTGTGGACTGAAGAGTGAGATGTCTTCGTTTTTGATGAAACGCTCATAGAACAACTTGGAAATTTGAATAGAGTAATCTAGTTTACGAACACGATTATCTTCACTTCCCTTGTTATTCTTCAGTACAATGATGTCTTCTATTTCTTGGTGCCAGATCGGGAAGTGTACAGTTGCTGATCCACCTCTGATGCCATTTTGTGTGCAGCAACGGACAGTTGCTTCAAACTTTTTGAGAAATGGTATAACACCTGTGTGTTGAACTTCACCGCCCCTGATTTTAGCGTTGATGCCCCTGATGCGACCTGCGTTGATACCGATACCCGCCCTTTGTGCAACGTATCTGCCAATAGCCATATCGCTAGTAAAGATACTATCGAGGGTGTCATCAGCATCAATAAGGACGCAGCTAGCATATTGTCGAAGTGGAGTTCTAACCCCCGCCATGATAGGTGTGGGAATGTTGATTTTGTGCTTGCTGATTGCGTCGTAGTATCGCTTGACATAATCGAGCCTGGTCTCCTTTGGATATTTAGAGAAAATAGTTGCCGCAATCATCAAGTACATAAACTGTGGCGTTTCATATAGTGCGCCACTGCTTCTATCTTGCACAAGGTACTTGTCAACGACTTGACGTAGACCTGCATAAGTGAACAGATAGTCGCGGTGATGATCAATAAACGACTGAAGTTTATCAAACTCTTCGTCAGAATAGAGGTTGAGAATTTCATCGTCATAAACTCCCTTTTCTACACAACGCTCAACATGATCCTTGAGTGTTGGTGCTTCGTGCATACGCCCATACAACTGCTTGCGGGTAGCAAACAGGAGCAGACGAGCAGCAACAAACTGATAGTTGGGATGGTCCAAGTCAATCAGGTCAGAAGCAGCACGAATGAGAATCTCTTGGATTTCTGCCGTTGTAATACCGTCGTAGAACTGAATACCAGACTTCATCTCAACTTGCGATGCAGAGACCCCTGCAAGGTCTTTACACGCCTCTTCCACCATAACGTGGAGTTTATTCAGGTCAAGAGGTTCAGTTCCACCATTCCTCTTGACAACCTTTGTTCCGTTGCTCATATTTTCTTCCAGTTGTTAAATTTAATTTTTGCTTCTAAACCTGAGTAGGTATTTGATTTTAACACATCCATAACATTAAGTCCAGAGAGGACCATATCATTGATGTCTTTCTCTACGATTCCGCTTGGCCAGATGACGACCCTCTCACCTCTTGTAATACATTTGCTAATTCGATTGACGATTTCTCTATTGCGGGGCTCATTGTCGTAAACAAAAACAATACTGTTTCCTTCAAGACAACGAACATCACCGTCACTGCCACACAGAGCCACGCTATTGTTGACGAAAGTGCTGTCAAAGGGTCCTTCGACCACATAGACTGGTAGTTTCTCATTGATTGTATTAAGTCCATAAATTTTCGGTGCCTCCTCGTCAAGCATCACAGTGATATATTTAACAGAGTTAGGAACTAGACTTCTGCCCTGAAAACCGATAAGGTTATTGTC